TGTTGTTCATGCCAACGGCACCAAAGCGAGCAACGACGAGATCGCCGCCTACTTCGACAAGCACAACCGCAAGCGGGATCTGTCGAAGCCTGCAGACTACGAAAAAGTGTTGCGCGAGCTGGAGGCCGAGCTGGGCTCTCAACTGAAGCAGCCCTACCCAGGCATCGACTTCTATACCACCAACGTGAGGGACGCCATGAAGATGGCGATGGAGGATCTACCGTCGTTGCGCAACGTGGATAACCGCATCGTGTTCCTTACCGCCTCGGCGATCATGTCCAACTCTACGACGCCAGCGAGTCAGTTCAATGACTCTCTTCAGTTTTGGGAGGCGTACGCAGCCAGCGGGTTCAAAAAGTTCCCGGAGACCAGGGCAAACGGCAAAGAGTGGGGACTCAGCAAGGACCAGGGTCTCAAGGCATTGACCATGCTGGTAGACAGGTACGGCATGAGGGGAGCGGCCGACTATCTGACAGGCACCCATACCATTCATCAGTTGCAGCGAGAGAGGGATTCCACCGGTGTCTTTTCTCTCAAGACGAAATTGGACGGGGCGGCCCTGAAGGTGGAGACCGGGTTCGCGATGTTCGGGCCCAAGGTCGGCGAGTATGTGCGCAACATGAACGGCTTGAGCGGGGTGACAATCGATCTGTGGGCTACCCGCACCATGAACCGACACACAGCGACCATGCGCGACAAGTCGGGGGCGATCAGGGATGCGCCTAAAAGCGAGTCAGAGCGGCTGATTTTCAAGGATCTCATCAGAAAGGCAGGAGTGAAATATGGACTCACCGAACAAGAGTCGCAAGCGGGCCTTTGGTTCTTTGAGCAGCGGCTTTTCTCGAAGTTCGGCAAAACAGTCAAGGGAAACTCCCTCGTCGAGGGGGCTACTCGATACCGAAATCGGAACCTCCTCGGAGGAGGACCGTCAAGCGGATCTGCTCTTCTGTCTGTTCCTCCGAAAGCAAATCGAGTGGGAGCGAGCGCACTCAGCAGAAAGCCAGGGTTGAGACCATGAGCGAATTCCGGGAGGAGCTGCACCCGCGAGAGCCTGCCGGAATTCCAATCGGCGGTCGATTCACGGTAGCACCTGGAACGGGCGGTCGCAAGATTGGCCACCTGATGTCCCGTGGCGCGAAAGGCGAGACGAAGCGCCCTGTGCCCAATGAAGGCATCCGTGAGCTGTTCGAGCGCGTTGCGAAGCCGGACGGCGGGTTCACGTATCAGCCCGTCGGCGAGAAGACACCGAAGAGTGGGTTTGTGGTCAGCCCATTTCCCGACCGGTCTGCGGCATTCAAGGTCTCCGACTTCCGCCCCAGTGACCTGATGGGTTACTACGCGAAGCATCGGGACGTTTTCCGCAACCCGGGTCATTATCTCGGCGCGTGGCACGACAAGAAATCAGGCATGGTTTTCCTTGATATCTCGGTCGTCAAGAACACGCGTGGGGAGGCTGCTCGAACGGCACTTGCCAAGGATCAGATCGCTTACTTTGACCTGGGCGCGATGAAATCGGTCACCGTGAATCGCAACGCAACATCAGGAGGTGTAGCCCCATGAAGCCAAAACTCATTCTTGCCGACGTGAGCGGGCCCGATGCTGCCAAGCAAATGGCGGCCATGTACAAGGCAATCACCGGCCGGCAGCCGACCCCCGAAGAGATGAAAAAGGCCGAGGCTGCCGTGGGCGGCGGCATAACGGTCAAGCCGAAGAAAGGCCCCTGATTGAGGTAATTGCGCGGATTCCAAAGTCCGTGCCACAATTCTCGCCAATTGCAATACCGTGGGCGGATACCCATAGTGAAGCAAGATCGGGTCGGATGACCCACCCACGCTGAGGTGGACGCCTTGGCAGAAAGCAACGGAGAATGAAGCTCAAACTCGATGACAAAGGATTCGCGGTATTGCTGGATGGCAAGCCCGTGTATGTGCAGGATGATGGCAAGGAGACGGCATACGATGTCGCCGACCTCGTTCACAAAGTCAACGCCAGAGCGGCCCAAAGCCAACGGGTGGAAGACGAGAACAAGGAACTCAAGGCCAAACTCCTGACGTTCGATGGCATCGAAGATCCCAAGGCGGCAATCAAAGCCCTGGGCGTCGTCAAGAACCTGAACGGCAAAGACGTGGTGGATGCCACGGAAGTCGAACGGAGAATTGCCGAGGCCGGAAAGGTTTACGAAGGCCGTATTTCCGAAATGTCCACGGCGAATGAAGCCCTGGAAGGTCAACTGTTCGAGACATTGGTAGGAGGCGCATTTGCCTCCAGCCAGTTCGTCAAGGACAAGATGATTCTGCCGGCAGATTTTGTGCAGGCAAGATTCGGAAGCAACTTCGGGGTCGAGAAGGGTAAGGTCTATGCTGTGGATGCCTCTGGCAACAAAATCCTTAGCAAAAACAACCCCGGAGAGCTGGCATCTGTCGACGAGGCGCTCGAATACTTGGTCCTGGCTCATCCGCAGAAGGACATTCTGCTCAAGGGTACTGGAGCATCAGGTGGCGGGTCGCACGGCGGCGGTGGATTCAACGGTGCAGGTGGGAAACGTACGATCACGAGATCGCAGTTCGATCTGCTGGGTGTAGTTGAAAAGGCTACTGCAGCGAAAGAGGCGACCATCGTGGACTGATAACCCCTTTCTTGGAGTTTCACCATGGGCACCAATACCCTCACCAGTCTGATCCCTGATCTGTACCAAGCGATGGACACCGTCGCTCGAGAGTTGACCGGGATGATCCCGGCAGTCACGCTCAACGCCAGCGCAGAGCGCGCCGCAGTCAATACGCCAATTCGCTCTTTCGTCGCACCTGCTGCGGCATCGGAGAACGCGACGGCTGATCGCTTGCCACCCGACACGGGTGCCCAGGTCATCGGCACCAACGACCTGAAGATCCTCAAGTCCAAGGTCGTGCCGTTCCAGTGGACCGGCGAAGAGCAGATGCAAGTCGCTCCTGGCCACGGCCATCGTGCCATTGCCCGCGATCAGGTGGCCCAGGCCATCCGCACGCTGGCCAATGAGATCGAAGTCGACACGTACGGCGTGGCATTCGCTGGCTCTGGTCGTGCGGCCGGTGCAGTGGGCTCCAAGGCGTTCAACTCGGGCTTGGGCGACGCCGCGCTGGTCCGCCGCATTCTGGTTGACAATGGTTGTCCTGTCAGCGATCTGTCGCTGGTGATCGGAACCTGGGAAGGTGTCAGTTTGCGCAGTCAGGCTACCTTGCCGAACCTGCTCGATGCTGGCGCTGTCGAACTGCGGAACCAAGGCATCTTGCTGCCGGTCTCGGGGTTCAACGTCCGCGAGTCGCAAGCGGTCAAGGTGTCCACTCCGGGAACCACCACGGCGACGATTGACGCAGCTGGCTACGCCAAGGGGGCGACGAGCTTCGTGCTGACGGCGGCCGCTTGCGCGCTGGTGGTTGGGGATGTGATCACGTTCGCGGGTGACACCAACCAGTACACCATCACGGGCGGCACGCTGGCCAACGCCGGCACGCTGACGATTGCCCAGCCGGGCATCCGCATTGCGATGGTTGGCGCCAAGGCGATCACGGTGGTCTCGCTCGCGACCACCAACCACAACGTCGCCTTCCACCGCTCGGCCATTCAGCTCGCGCTGCGGTCTCCCGCTGTGCCGGAAGAGGGCGACATGGCGGACGACCGCACGGTGCTGACCGATCCGCGCACGGGCATCTCGTTCGAGTTCTCGATGTACAAGCAGTACCGTCGGGTGCGCTACGAGGTGGGTGCGGCCTGGGGCGCGGCCGTGATGAAGGGCGATTTCACCGCCAAGCTGATTGGCCTCGCCGGCTGATTTTTGATCGGGCCGTAGGGGCTGGTGGTCTATCCGATCGCCAGCCCCCTTTTTCAAGGAGCGGTAGCATGGCCAACATAGTGTTCAACATTTCCAAAGGTCGAGTGATCGAGTACTACAACCGGGTCAAGCTCAGCGACCCGGCCACCTCAGAGTTTGTACTGATCCCGCTCGAAACGACCGGCCTTGAGGCTGATGCCACGCTGATCGATGTCGACACCGTGACGGCCCTTCTGGCAGGGACAACGAACGAGCAGACCAACATGGGGCGCAAGGTTCTCACCGACGCGGAACTGGCGGCATTGCCTGCCCCGACAGACGCCAGCGACTACTTCGAGGTCTCGCTGCCGACTGTCACGTGGCTTTCGGCGACCGGGAACGCGATCAGCAAGATCGCAGTCTGCTATCGGGCAAGTACGGGTGCGGGCGACGGCGCGACCTACCCGATGACGATGTTCGATTTCGCGCAGACCCCAAGCGGCGCCAACATCGAGATGACAACTGGGCCTTTCTTCCGGGCAACGTAACCCCCGGGTAGCGCTCAAATGCTCATTCTCAGGGCCACAGGCGACCTGCTGCGGGTCATCACGACCGTTGGCGGGTCTCAGATCGAGGCCCACGTCTCGTACGTGGACATTCTCGATTCGGCTGCACCTCCCGTGGTGCAGTTCGTCGACGTTGTGAACACCGCCAACATCTCCTCGACGACCACGACGACGATTCTCGACTGCACGACGGCGAACCACGCTCGCCGCGTGCTGTACGCGTCACTGCACAACAACCACGGGTCGGTCACGGAGGTGGTTGAGGTTATTCACAGCGATGGCTCCACGGTTCGAGCACTGATCCATGCGACCCTGCTGGCTGGCGAGACGCTTGCTTACAACGGCGTAGGCACGTGGCTGCACTATGACACCAACGGTGCCCTGTACCCGAGCGTTGGCAATGCCGCCACCCAAGCCGAGATGGAAGGCGGCACGGCAACAAACAAATACGTGACACCGCAGGGTATGAACTGGCATCCCGGGGTTGCGAAAGCCTGGGGCAAGCACATAGTGTCCGGCACAGTACCGCAGATGACTGTCACATGGAATGTCACCAGCGTCACGGACAGTGGCGTGAGCCGGGTAACGCCCGTGATCGCAACGGATTTCAGTTCCACAAACTATGTCGTTACGGCGGCGGCCGAGGCCGCGACCACCTCTTACAGCGCAACCACGACGTGCCTGATCGCCGTCATCCGCAATGCCACGCAAACGGTTACCCAGTTCACCATCGACCTGCTCGAAATCGACATCGGGCAGACCACCGACCCAGCGGCATGGCATTGGGCGGTTTGGGGAGATCAGTGAATGAACAATGAAACCGTGATGATTGCGGTGACGATGGAAGACGGCTCAATGCCGATCATGGTGTACGCCACCAAAGCGCGAGGGGACGTGCTGCCCGAAGGCGCGGCGTGGGTGGCGAACGCGAATGGCTGGTGGACCCGCCCT